GATCTTCGTCCAAGTCCAGCATCATCTTTTTGTGATCTAAGTCATGCGATAAGTATTTTTCAATACTAATAGGAAGCTCCCCCATGGTTGCTGTTGCTGCTAACAACAGTCTTGGAAGAGATATTTCTATATTTTGTATATTATTCTGCTCTGTCATTTTATCTCCTTTATTGTTATAGTTCCGTCATCTGTTTTTCCAAACATTAGTTCTACCTTATGTCCAGGCTTCATTTTGCCCAAGGCTCTTGCGTATATCTGTGGAAATGCAATTGCACGAATAAGTTTTTTACTTGGGTTAGTTAAAATAGTATGTGCCATCATTTTGCCAGCTTTTGTTTTATAGTTAGTAAAATCGATAACATAGAAGTTATTATCCTTTAGATCAAACTTTTCTGAGTACAAGAAATTAACAAATGGGTCTGACCTATCCTCTTTAACTACCTTATCAATCTCTACGTATCTATGAATTCTGTTATCTCCAACCAAGAAGAAATACATTTGGCCAGCTTCTATCTGCGTTTGCTCATTATGAAACACTCCAACAGATCCGCTTTCATCAACCAACTCAATTCTAGACCAACCTTGACCACGCTTAATTGACTTTACCATTGCCATAAATACGAATGTACCCAGTTCCTCAAAGTCTTCCAGCCTATTAATCTGTGATTTGATAAAAGGAGTAATTCCACTTATATCAAACTTTGGTATATTTAAATATTCGTATAAATGGTCTTTTTCTTTACCGCTCCTTGGGTTATCGTCAAAAGAGGCTCCTCCTATTAAGTTGAGTGCATCTATGGCTCTAGAAGATATGCCACTCTTTTTCTGTGATGCTTTTTCTTTAAGGTCGGCATAGCTTTTGTATGGCCTGTTGTCAATAATTTTACGCCCAATATTATCAGAAATATATTTAACATTTGACAAACCAAATCGTATTGCGTCCCCCTGTATAGTAAAGTCTAAGTCTGACTCATTAACGTGTGGAAGTAATATTTTTATACCAAGTCTTTTTGCTTCAATAAGGTAGTCTGTTCTGGCATCTTTATCCCCTTCATTTTTCAAAAGGGCAAACATAAATTCTAGTGGATAGTAATGCTTTAGCCAAGCAGTCCAGTAAGATAGCAAAGAGTAAGCAACAGCGTGAGACCTGTTAAAGGAATAGCCAGCATGAGCTTCAAAAGTATGCCATAGATTTTCCGCTGCCTCTTTTGATATATGTCTGCTTGCGCCAATAACAAACTTCTCACGAAATTGATCAAACTCCTTTGCGTCTTTCTTCTTACCAATAATTTTTCGCACCTTGTCAGCTTCTGCCCAAGACATTCCGCCCAAGTGTACGCAGGCCTGCATAACCTGCTCTTGATAAATAATAACACCATATGTATTCTCTGTAAACTCTTTCATAATTGGGTGAATATATGAAACAGCCTCATACTTATTTTTTCTATTTATATAAGCCTGTCCTACAGTATTCATAGCACCTGGTCTAACCAAAGCATTGGATGCTGCTAAGTCTTCAAACTCGCTTACTCCCATTTTCATAAGAAGGTTGGTGTATGGGACAGCTTCTGCCTGAAACACACCTTTTGTAAATCCAGCTGATAATGACTGAAATACTTTCTCATCTTTAAGAGATATTTCAGATAAATTAATTTTGTTTTTAGATCTTTTTTCAATCATTGCGACTGTATCTGAAACCACTGATAGTGTTTTTAGTCCAAGTACGTCAAGCTTAATGAGTCCAATATCCGCCACTTGGTCCATGTCATAAGCAACAACTGGAACTCTACCAGATACTTTATCGCTTGGATCTGTTCTAGTTTCTATCGGAGCATAAGCATTTAATGCCTTATTAGCTACCACTACACCAGCGGCATGCATTCCAACAGATCTAATTCTTCCACGAAGCTCTCTAGCCAATTTAACAACTTCTGGATATTTTAATCTAAACCACTTTAAATTTTCTGACTCTTCAAACTCTTCAAATGTGTCCACCAGTTTGAGCGCTTTGTTTACTTCTCCGAGTGGTACCATAAATACACGGGCAGCATCACGAACCACACCCTTATCCTTGAAATATGTAAACGTAGATATAGACGCAACATTTTTAAACTTCTTGCGAATATAGTCTTTTACTTCTCCACGCCTGCGGTCTTCAAAGTCTGTATCAATATCTGGGAAGTCATTTCTTTCTTCATTAATAAATCTAAAAAATAGCAAATCATATTCTATGGGGTCTACATTTGTTATTCCTAATAAATAGCAGACCAATGAGCCTGCTGCAGAACCTCGACCAGGACCCACTAAAATATTTTGTGACTTTGCCCAATTAATCATATCTGAAATTACTAGAAAGTATGGGGCGAAATCTTTTTCTTTAATAACATGAAGCTCTTCTTCCAATCTTATTTCATATACGTCATTGCCTAGCCATGAAGATGTTAACTTAAGTCTTTCCATTGCATCCCAACAAAACTGTCTGACCGTTTCGTCTGGATCTTCCTTTGGTCTTGGTAAAATGCTTAGGCCCTGCTGGAATTCATAACTTTCAATTGAATCTGATATTAAAACTGTATTGTCGTATATATCTGTTCTATTAATTCCTTGAGCAGCCATCTGCTTCTCGATTGTTTCACGGCTCATTATATATACATCCAAGTGCTCAAAACTTATTTTTCTATCTGGGTACAGGTAGTTGAATCTCTCAAATATATTTTCAATTTGTCTGGACTTTTCAAAGTCGGCATCTTTGTTGGCTTTTGGGGAAGTGGAAAGAATTAACATTGCTTCTTCTAGTGCTCTTTCTTCCTCTGTAGAAAAATGACAATCGGCAGTAACTACTGGCTTAATTCCAGTTGCATCTGCAATTTCTAATAACTTTGTATTTAACTCTACTGGATTATGTGGCTGAATCTCCATATAAAAATTATCTTCAAATGTATTCTTGAACCATTTGGCAAGCATTCTTGCTTCGTCTTCTTCTCCACGCTCAATAGCCTTAGATATTAAACCGTTCATGCATCCAGATAGTATGATTAGCCCTTCTTTATACTCAGCTAAAATTTCTCTATCTATTCTTGGTTTGTGATAATATCCTTCTGTCCATGCAATCTCAGATAGTTTATTGAGATTACGAAGCCCCTTTTCATTTTTGGCCAAAATAATTATATGATTAAATATAGATGTATTATCATCACGCTTACTTGTATCACGCTTATCAAATCTGTCTGTGGCAGATATATATGCTTCTACCCCAAGGATAGGCTTTACACCAAGCTCCTCGCCAGCTTTTTGCATTTCTCTATGACTTGATAGGGTGCCATGGTCTGTAATTGCTATTGATGTATGCCCAAGTTTTTTTGCAGCAGACATTATTTCCATAGGACTATTAAGACCATCCATTACACTATACTGTGAATGAACATGTAAATGTGTGAAGTTTGACATCTATCTCTTTCTTGAATATGGTAGGGGCGGTTTCCCGCCCCTACAATTTACCACTCTACGTTACTAGATGAGCTATCGTTTGAAGATTGCTCTTCTGATTCCCCTACCATGTAAAACTTTTCTTGCTCTTCGTATGGGATTTCTTTTACTGCAACTTTTTCAAGTTCAAATAATTCGTATTTAGATAGATCAACTGGCTCTTTATCTTGTCCAAGTGAAATGCCTACATATTCTGTTGATGTTCCAGTACCGCTTCTTTTTAATCTCCATGTGAGATTAGAAACGCTACCCATTTCACCAGCATATTCAATTAGTGTTGGTGTGATTGACTTGCCGCTTGTACCTTGTGAAAGAATTGCTACGTATGGCTCTTCTTTACCATCATCTACTAATACATTAATGTATAGTCTGCTACGTGCTTTCCAGCCAGCCTTGTAATCTTTGCGGTGTTGTTCGCAGGCCCAGCAGCGACCTTGGTCATCTGATGTGCACAATGCTTTTGATTTATAATTTTTTGGATTTGTGTGCTCGGCTGCTATAAAACCTAGCCCAGCTTTTTCTAAATAATTTGGTGAGTCTGGATCTAACTCTTGCAAGAATCTGATCTTTACGCTTTCTCCGTCCGCTAGTTTTACCCAGCGAGCTTTGCTACCTTCTGAATCGCTTGGCTTATCTAGAGCACTATTAATGTTCTTAAGCCCTTTAACTATTGCCATCTATATGTTTCCTTTTCTGATATTTGAGGCTGTAAATGCCTCTGTCATTCTAGTATACACCATCTTAGTAGATTTCCCAAGAGTGGTACTCGTAATTTGGTACAGAATTTTCTATACACTGCTTTATCTCTTCGTCAGTCATATCTCCCATATCCTTTGCTCCGTGGGGATAGACAACCTTATATTCATAACTAGCCCAGTAAACATCTTTATTTCTAAGCTTATTAGAAATAGAATTACCCAAGTCTCTTCCTGGATTTTTTCCATTGTGACTAGACTTATCGTCAAAGTCTGTAGCTATAATTATTTTAGTAAAGTATCTATTTAGTAAATCATAATTGTGTGGACTTAAATGTCCGCCTAAAGTTGCTACTACGTTAGGATACCCTGCCTGATGAACTCGCATTGCATCAAATGACGCCTCTGTTACAATTACAGTAGACGAAAGTCTTTTTGCCCTATGCACATTAAATAATGTTTTTGTTTTTGGAAGACCAGTAGAATTTTTAAACTTCTTGTCTTTAATGCCCCGACCAACAATTCCTATAGGTAATCCATCTGGAGAATGAACTGGAACTGTAACCATTTCTTGATTATGTGAGTAGCCAACCTGAAAGTATCTTATTGTTTCATCATTAAATCCACGACTATGCATATAGTCTTTACCCTCTGTGTGTGAGTCCATTTCAGACCACAACTTGTCAAGTATGTGTGGATCAAATTGTACGAAGTCTGGCTTTTCTTCTAAAACTTCAATTATCTGTTCGTCAAAATCTTCTAGGGAATCAGTTACACATTTTGATATTAACCTTAATGACTCAAAGTCATTTCTTTTTGTAATAAGTTTTACTAGCTCTTGCAAAGATCCGCTTGCACCACACGATGGATTGAAGCATAGAAATAGTCCAGTTTGTTTAGACACTGATAAGCTTGGTGTATTTCTGTTTCCATGAATTGGGCACAGGCATAGGAAGTCATTTCCTGTTTCAGAAACTAACTTAATCTCTATCGATTTAAGGACTTTTTTGACTTGTTTTTCTGTATACTGCGTGGAAGCATCTTGCCGTTTGAGAATCCCTCTATTTGCCACGCTTTAACCTTTCCTATATAAATTCCATGAATCGTTAATACAAACGACCATTTTTTATCTTCTACATTATATGATACTGAAAAGGCTGGGTCTATGTCAAGCACTGGTATATAACCGTCCCCACGCATTGATTGGATTAAAGTGGACTCAAATTGGGCACGTATGCGGATCATGTCCGAATCGTCCCTAAATGTACCTTCTACCTTGAATCTCTTTATTCTTTTGTGGGTCAAACTGTAGCACTTTCTACTCGTACAGTTCTTTAATTATACCCCTATCAATGTCCCAGTCCAAAAAGAAGCTAAAGTCTCTACCGTGTCTATTTTTTCTAGAAACGATTTCTATCATATTAGTGTCTGGATGTCTATGTACAGCCATGGCTATATCAGCATCATATTCAATAGCCTTTGACCAAGCCACCTGACTCATCATTGGAGGGGTGTCGTGATCTGAGATATCATCGGCTGTAGCAGCCGTAATATCAATAACAGGTATGTTGTTTGTTACTGCAAGCAGCTTAAACTCACGAGAAATATTTCTATTTCTTTCTACTTCTGAGTTAGACCTTTTGTTATCATTAAAGAGTTGGTGATAGTCAAGGATTACTAAGTCTGGTCTATGCTGGTCTATCTTTCCCTGAACTGTAGCTGGAGTTACTTCGTTGGTACCTTCGTTAGATACCAATATGAATCCACGCTTGTCTTTAAAACTCTTATTTGCCCATGTACCAAAATCATCTAAGTTAATATCTCCTCTTTGAAATTGGCTTGCTCTAAATAATCCAGATCCCAGCATTGTATAAATACGGTCACGCATATTTTCTGGAGACATTTCTAGAGAAATAATCATAGGCTTAAATCCCTGCTCCCATGCTTTACAGGCAAGATAGGATGTGAACCAAGTCTTACCTTTACCTGGCCAACCAATAACAACCGCTAGGTGTCCTGGTGCTAGGCCAGTAGGATACGCAGCATCTATAGCTTTGAATCCAGTTGGAATTCCTGGTGATCCACCCATAGCTAATGATCTATCTCTAACAGCTAAGTAGTGGTCTGTGGCAGATTGAATGTCAGTAATATCTAAATCTCTAACATTATTAGTAAATTTACTTAATCCAGCTAATTGCATCTGCATTTGCTGAAGAACTCTTGCTGGTGCATTTTCTTTAAGTGATGAGCCAGAGTTTAATATAATTGTTTTAATCTTGTTTCCTAGAAATTCTGATTTCATCTGCTCTAAATAAAAACCAGTTTCTGCATTTACATCTACCGCATCAAAATCTCTGTACTTATCTTGGAGCACACCAATATCTGGCACCGCTCTAAACTTATAATAATACGACTTTAGGCCATCCCAAACATCTTTATGTGACTGAAATACTTCATCTACATTGTCTGCAAGAAGAACGCTGATATCTTTATTTTTACATACCGCACTAATTACTGCTGCTTCGGTGTTCATCCTTCTCCATCTCCTCTACCATCTGCTTAGTTAATTCTTTAAGCTTTTTTCTGTTAATCTCATCTTCTGCCTTCTGATATAACATTCTATCAATATTATCAAAATTAAGGAAGAACCAATTTATTGGGTGACCTGGCTTACTAGTTTTAAAATAGTATTCAAGTAACTCTTTAGCACGATCAAACCCTACTGATTCTATTACGTCTTGCATTCCCCACTTTTCTCTATATCTATTTACTACTGGTCTTTTATTATACTTGTTTAGGTATAGATTTTCGTATAAAGATATAAGTGCATAGGATAATTTTGGATCACTTTTTGCCGACACTTAATTCTTCCGCTATCTCTATTGCTTTCTCTTCCAATTTTTTTTCTACAAATTTATAGACCCTGTCTGTAGCCTCGCTAATATTTTCTCCAGACCTTACGTGGTCCTGTATGCCAATATCTACTCTTAAGCTTTCAAAGTTTCCTAAATTTTTAGTAAATCCAAGGGTTACGGTTACTCTTGTATTATCAATTTCACTCATGATCTTCCTCTCCAGCTGGTCTAAATCCCAGTTTAGCACGTTTCTTGGACTGCTGTCCAGGGTCTAGCATATCTGCCAACTCCATCCAACCTTTTGCAACTAGCAATAATCCTTCTATATTTTTAGAAATAGCAGCTCTAGATCCAGCCTCTTCTAAATAAACAGCAGATCTAGTATAAGCAAGATCTTGATTTATGTCTACCTTTTGCTCAGGCTGTATTTGTTTAGCTTGTTTCTTTACTGTTTTCTTTTTAGTTGTTTTTTTAACTGGTTTCTTTACAGCCTTTTTTATTGGTTTAGTCATTGATTACCACTCTGGCTGCTTCCAAACAGGAATGAACTCGCCATCATCTGTTTGTTGATACAACACGACTTCATTTTTAATTTTTGCACGTAGCTCCTGTTTTGTAGGTACATTCTTAGAAGTAATAAGACCATCTTTTCTTGGTCTACCCCTATGCAATGTAGATAAAAATTCTCTAACCATCATAACATCATCTTCTGACATTAGGTATTTTACTGGTTTCTTTTTAGAATCCAACGTATATGTCATCTTAGGTCTTGTTATAAAACCTTTTTCAATATACTCCAGTATTCTATTTCTGTGTCTATTTAACAATGCTGCAGCTTCGTTAATTGTATATGCTTGCTGCAAATTCTTTTTAGCATCGCTAAGAGAGTATCCGATACGTTTAGCCTGATCATAGTTCCAGGCAGTAATAACGTCGGAAGACTTATTTACGTGCAACTTCTTATGTAATTCCCCGTTTAGGAAAAAGTACCGTAAGTCTTTGCTCTTTCGGCTTCTTTTTTCATTAGCCATGATGCAAATCTACTCCCTTGTTTGTGAAAGACCCATCTTTTAGCACACTTAATACAGTAAAGCTCAAGGTGATCATATTGAGAATAAACTCTGTCTATGAATACCCTGCCAGTTCTACACCTTCTACAAAACATCATAGGGTGAATAGTTTCCCATCCACTACGCATGTATAGTTTGGAGAAATGTGAATCATATTAATATGTGGATATTTTCCATTTTCAATATGTGCAATAGCAAAACCTTTTTGCCAGTCATGGTGTTGTGTGTATTTCATTCCTGGACCTTTTTCGTCGCACATGTGCCCAATCTCATAACCTCTGATTGTTTCGCCCTTACCATTATTTCTTAACTCATAAGTTTGAAGGTGTGAAGCAATTCTGTGTGAATGTCCACGTATTAAAGAGATTTGCATATCTTCCATGTCTTTTCTTACTGCTCCAGTTGCGCTTATAGACATTCCATGATGTACGTGAATATCTCCAAATCGTTTCTTTGGCAGTTCGTTATAAAATATGTAGTCATATCCTAAAGAGTCTAAACTCCATAAAGATTCTGGTGTAACATGCTTTGCATATTCTGGTATTTTTTTATCTAAGTAGTCAAAAATTCTGATATCATGATTTCCTAGTGCAGAAAACAATTGTGCGTTTGGCAGCATCTTTCTTGTTTTTTCATAAAACTCTCTAGCACCGCTAGCTTCAATACGCATATCTTTTATCATTAGCTCTAGGTCATTTGTTACGTTATCGTCTTTATATGCTTTAATAAACTCTGTTGGCTTACCATCAGTATATTTACTATAACATGCCTGATCGTCAGTATCCCCAAGGTAGTCGACTACATCTGGCTTAAACCATTTCATTACCTTAAACCATAAAGCAATGGCTTTATCATCCTGATATGGGAATTGCTGGTCGGATGATAGCATCCACTTTAAATCGTTACTCATTAAGAACCCTTCTGTGTCCTATATCTATTCTACTCTTGCCCTGACTATAAAGTCAAGCTATTTTGTGAGCATATCTATGTTCTATCTCCGTACATGGAAATAGATTATTTATTGAGTTGTTTTGTGTATCACCATCTAAATGATGAACCGTCTCCCAAGCCTTCAGGATCCTATTTAGTTTTTTTTCTAGCACTAACCTATGTTCGTAATACCATCCACCATTAAAAGACTTAGGATGCTCTGGTACCCAGACAATTGTATATTTATTTAGTTTTTCTTTTTTACGCTTAGACCAATCTTCGATTGGCTTATACACTACTTATATAGTCTAACAGTGACATCAAATGTTGCCAATAGCCTATTTTTTAGTGCGCTATATGTTGTTTGTGGTGCATTGATGCCAGCTCTATAAACTGTTCCATCGCTTCCATTTTTTTTAGGCATAAAACTAAAAGACTGTTTATCTGAACCTATCTGGTAGTAATCTAACCTTGCCCCCACTGCCTGAGACCTACTACTCTGAATGCCGTTTGGATGAAAAAATAAACTAGATGTTGATGCTGATAAAACCTCGTATCGTACATATGAAATTCCAGGTAAGTATGTTGAGAGTACTGTTGGCGTAACTGATCTAACCACTCTTGTATTAACACTACTAAAATTAATAATATTATCAATCCATTTAAATGGATAGTCAACATAAGATGATCCAGGATTATTAGTTGTAGATGCCATAGTTCCAGAGCTTGTTGATCCACTGGTTACACCAACTGGACCAGATACCAATACTGGAGCCTCTACCGCTGGAAGCTTATATATCTGTGCAATTTGAGAAGATAGGTAATTAACATTCTGTATTAGCTTATTTAATACATTTATATCTATTGGGTCTCCTGGCTCAAATGGCTTCAGGTAATTGATTGTCAACTTATTGGCTCCCCGTCCTTATGCAATTCAGCCTCTTTATTGCTTACTAAAAGTATTGAATCAATATCAATACCAAACTTAGTAAACACATCTGGGCTTGTAATATGCTGTTTTTTACTATTTACCACTAGATATATTTTACCATTTGATATGTCCTTAATCACAGTACCGTCTCTAAAGCCTAGAATGCCCCCTAGGACCGTCTTAGATAAAGATTCTGGACTTCCATACCAAACTGAAAATCCCCAGCTCTCTAAAGCCCTCTGAGAGATTATCCTATACTTTTTACCATTTTTAATAAAATAAGTATTGATCCCGTCAAATACGGCCACCCCGCTTGGATAGGCGGTAGGTACCGTCGGAGGTTCTATTAAGCTATTCTGTTGGTCTATCTTCAGAATTGCTCTTGTTAACCATTCGAGTAATTTCTGCACGAAGGATAGCAATTTGAGTTTCATAATTTGATACCAGCTCACCGATTCTTTGTTGTAGTGCCAATACTACCAATTCAGCCTTGTTCTGTTGTTCGTTGTTTTCCATTTTTACCTCTCAGTATATACTTATAATAAGTCTACCATTATGACTCAAGAGCGTCAAGTCTTGATTTAATAGATAATATAGAGTCGTTCTGTGTTTGAATAATCTTTAATAGTCCTGGTATTATGAAGTCGGCATTCCATCTTTGTGGAGTTCCATCTGCATCACGATCCACAGCTATTGGATAAACTTCTTCTAGCTCTTCTGCTATAAATCCTGGTAAATCCATGCCATACCTTGCGTCATCTTCTGGCAAATATCCTTGTTTATAGGTGAAAGATCTTACTGGCAAATTTAATAAAGTAGACGGATCAAGGTCTGGTTTCTCTGAAATATTAACAATATTTTCTTTAAATCTAATGCTAGAACCAGAAGCAGCAACTAATCTTGAGGCTGGAGTTGTTGCGTCGTTAACTCTTGCTGCACCACCGCTTGTAGAAACTGGGTATCCTGGATAGTATATATAACTATTAAATGTTGCATTTGACGTAACGGTTCCAGAAGCATTTATTGCAAATCCGCCGTTTGCCAAAGACATTCCTTCTTCTCCAATTAAACTATATCCGCCAAATCCGTTTCCCTGTATTTGAACAAATTGTCCAAACCTAACTGGTTTAGATGTAAATATTGAATAAACATTATTTATTCCAGTTGTTCCAGCAAACAGCCTCAGTGTTCCGCCAGAGTTAATTAATCCATCTGCATCCATGCTAAACCCAGCAATGGTTCCAGTAGTTGAAGTTATTTCACCACTAAAAGATGCATTTCCAGAAGGAGTAAGGAATACAGTTCTTGTACCGCTAGTATTCCATATTTCAATTCCAGAGCTACTTAGTTTTACTGTATTGGTTGTTCCAGATCCGCTGTTAACTAATACGTTATTAAGATTAATTGTTCCAGTTGTTATAACTCCACCAGAAATCGATGTTACATTAGAGTTAACCTGATTTGCTGCAATTGCTGTCTGTCCAGTCCCAGCAATAGTAAATGTTCCAGTAGCGGTAACATCTCCTGCTGCGCTAACATTAAAGTTTGATCCAAGACTAAATTGGCCAGTGCTATATAAGCCCACTGCTTGGCCAGAAGAGTTTGTTGTAGTAAGAGAAGTAGGACCTAATGTAAATCCTCCTATTTGTCCGCCAGTAGCAACTATTTGTCCAGTGTTTGCCTGTATAGTTACAAGTGGGGATCCTCCTGTTGAAGCATTGTATCCTACGAGTCCGAGAGAACTCATTTCTACACGACCCGCAGTACCAGTAACACGGATTGCCCCACCATTTACAATTAAGCTTCCACCAGAGTTAATATTTAAATTAGCAGTCATTGTTGATGCTTGTGTTACGTTTAATGAACCTTTAACTGTTAATGCTGATCCATCCCAAGTAAGTTGGTCTTTTAGGCTAAATTTTCCAGCAGCATCTAAATAAAATGCAGTATTTGAGTTGTTATATACACCACCTCCATAATATATTTTTGGCAATAGGCTGGCTCCGTCAAGCACAATCCTATTTGTTCCAGTTGGCGAGTCATCTGATCCAACATATATAATTCCTGCAATTCCAGTATTTGTTTTAAATCTATCTGCATCAACTGTATTTGCCTGGATTTTATCTCCAACAATTGTATTTGCTGCAATTAGATTTCCTACAATTGTTCCAGAAGTAATAGATGTTGAAGCATTTATTGTTGATGGAGTTGTTGATGCCGTAGTTGACCATGCACCAGCATTGCCAGATGAATCTATAGCCCTTACTCTAACATAATATAGAGTACCAGTAGTTAATCCATTAAAGGTTGCTATGGTTCCGCTTATAACACAATCCTGCACAATGCTTGCAAATGAACTAGATGTCGATATCTGAACTTCATACTGACCCCTTGCAAAGTCTACGTCTGATTCTGAGTTTCTGTCCCAATATGCAATTATATTATCTAAGCCAGACAGCGCTGTTAAATTAAGTGGGGCTGATGGTGCTGATGTATCACCAGGTATTACAACTGATATTGGCACAGACGGAACATAAGAGCTTGGATTACTTCCGTCCGTAGCATTAACCTGAAAATAGTATGTTGTTCCAGACTTTAAATTAAATATTCTTTTTGTATTTTGCCCAGCTTGAATAAATAAATACTCATCCCATACAGAAGATGTTCTTCCATATCTAATATAATGTCCTAGCAAATCAGTTGATGTGGATCCAGTCCATGAAACATCTACATATCCAGTAGCACCAGATGTATCTGTAGTATCATTATATGCAAGTACGGATAGACCGCTTGGTACGGATGGTGGTGTTGTATCTATTCCTATTGTTCCAGCAGATACACTATCTGATGCCTCTGACAATGCTGATACGTTACCGCTTCTATCAACTCCAGTAAATTTAAATGTAAATGGCCCAGTTACTCCTTCTGGCGGAACATATGTAACAACGCTATTTATTGAAGCAATAGATCCAAATTTAGTATATGCGCCACCGCTAGAAACATAAACATCAACTCTATTAAAATCTATTGGTGTTTGATATGCTGTTTCTACCCATTTAACCGATACCCCGCCAACCACAGAAGTAACGTTTGGTTTTGAAGGTACTGGGGGTGGAGTTGTGTCTCCAACAACCGTATATGTAAATGCTGGTGACCAATCACCAGAAATTCCATTATCGCTTATAGCCTTGAATCTAAAAGCCCAAGTTCCTGGTGTTAGTCCAGATATTGTTCTTTTTGTTGTCATTAAATATCAAATGCCAATCTGTATTCGACGTCGAATGGATACCCGCCTTCAACAATTAATGGTGTTGCCAATACAGATCTGCTTACTAATATTGGTTTTTCAAGGTCTGAGTAGTTATCAAACTTTATGGCATCCATAGTTACAATAGATTGTGATGCTCCAGAGTTTACTAAAACTGATATAGATTGTGTTTGGCTAATTTCTGGAGATCCCGTAGCAACTAGTTGAGCTATATTATATGTAACTATATTATATCCAAGAGATAGGTTTGCTGCTGGTATTGTAAGCGTATAGTAGTTTAATCCATCATTAGAAAGCCTTATCATAACAGAGTTTGGTATAGATCCAGATATGTGTAATGCCACCTTTATTTTATCAGAGCTGATGTATGGCAAAATTGGTACTATAGAGTTTAGTGTAGACTGTCTAGTTGTAGATGATGGGGCTGTTATTTCAAGTCCGTACTTTCCTATCCTAAGTCTTGGTGTACCCTCCAAATCATTTGTATGAAATGCAACTCCAGTTGAAAGTGACCAATCTTCATAATCTGGGTCAAATGTGGCTGCAAGTTCTGGGTTATCGTTTACGCTATTAAGATTTGTTAGCGTAACCCCACCGCCAGTAGTTATTCCAGATTCATATATAACACCATTAAATGTTGATGGTAATGTAGTTCTAAAAACTAGTTCAGTTGGAGTTTGTGTATAGTCCAATGTTTTAAAGTTAATTGATGTGGCAAACATTTCAAGCGATAAAAACTCATCTGATATGGATGCAGCAGTTGGTCCACACCCCAAAACAATTCTAGACGCATACTCATATGACTCCCTAGACAAATATTTTAATATTGCCTCTTTACCTAGAGTAGTTATGATATTTTTTGATCTAGCTACCTCTACACCATTTTTATAAAATACATACTCTCCACTAAGAGATTTTGGTAAATTGAACTTCATAGTTTGTAGCCCCCTTAACATCTGAAATTATTGCCGTAACATTTGCTAAATATGTACCGTCGCCAGTAAATGATCCAGTTTGTTCAAACAATACTGAATTTACTGCTCCGAGTTTTTCTTCTAGCTCGTCTTCTGCCTTTTCTAAGTTAGATCCCTCTAAAGATTCTTCTCCAGAACCAGTACTACTGTCTTCCCCAGATTGCTCTGATGATCTTACAAATGATGTCTGATATCCATATGGATCTGACTGGTTAACACCGCCAACTAATTCTGCATCAGTGTCGAATGGTGAGAATACGTCTTCCTCACCTTTTACCTGCCTATTTGAATAGTTTACTTTTTTATTTTTCACGGTATCTCCTGTAGTCTGACACTGGTCGAAATTCCACCGTTAAACTCCTGACCTACTCTTGTCACAACAAATGTATGTGTTGCTGAGGACAGCCCTAGATCTGGGTGTATTACATCTACCGTATCGCCTAGCTGAATTAATGGGTTAGCAAAAATTTCAGCGTCTAGTATTATGATATCATTTAACTTGCCATTTTTCAAGGTTACTGAGTTCAACTTGATAAATTCAGCAATATCCTTAGCCTGTCCCTCGGATTGAATCCATTCACTATCTATTTCAAATTTAGCATCGTCTGATTTGGCCTTAGATATTGTGGTTTTATACTCTCTTGGTTCAAACTTTTTCAATGCATATCCAAGGAGTTTAGGGTACACGGCTGTTGTAGTTCCAGGGAATGTACTTGCTAAATCTACTGGAGAGTTTGTTTCATTTACTACAGCAACCTTTGCTCTAAATGAATTAGATTCTAAAATTGTTGCTCCATATAATGTTATTGCTGGACCAGCAGATATTTTTAGTGGAGAAGCTGGGAACTTTGTGTAATCAAACTCCGCTACCCTTATTTCTCTCATGTGCGGATAAAACTCATAATAGTCATAATCTTTTTCTAAGCTGATTTTGCTTGCTACCCCAAGATTTCCAGCTGCCACAACCTCTGTCATAAAGCCTCTAATAGAGTCTGCAAAGAAACTGCCGTCTTGCAAAGTAGATTCGTTATTTGCTCCCCAGGCAGCAAACTTTGTAAAGAATGCTGTTGAATCTCCACGAACAAATACTCCAGCGTTTAATGTTGGTGATAGTGGGGTAGAGTCTTCTACCTGAATGATTAGCTGACCCATTATATACACGTCTATACATCTTTTACCATTTCGATCTACACGCAATACCTGTATGTCGTAGTCTTGTACTGTTTCAAAGGATACGGTATCTTTAAATATGTTTTCTGGACTATCTGTCTTAGCTCTTCCAGTAAGACTTCCCACACTTTTTATCTCAGAGATATTACCACTTGAGTTAATCTTATATATATTAACAGACTTATTTGCATTAGCTGTTTTATAGGTTGCTGTTGTATAGTCCAATCCAAGCTCTATAAAGTATCCAGAATTATTTGCTGGATTATAGTCAAAGAATATCCCACCAAGACTGTCCACGTCACCTACTTCTTCGCCAGGCTGTTTATTAACTATTCTCATAGTACATTCAAATCTCTTATAGTTTGATTTTTTTAACCCCACTAATCCAAGCTGTATGTACTTTCTTCTTTCGCTATTTGATAATGAAGCTATTTTGCTGGCTCCAGAGTCATTATCTGTTGAAAGCTTAAGTGCTCTTTGTTGAAGGCTAAATGAAGGTGCGGTTAGGTTATTTTGTGTCGTTGTACCAATTTTAAATTGTTTTCTTGACCACAACCCATTATCTGTTGATACTGGTGTGTGTGCTATCTGGGTTGTTGAAAATTGTGCTCTTTTTATTCCAGTTAAAATACCAGTATTTGTTATTGTACTTATTCCTGGATCTGATTGAACCAATGACTCAAACTGTTGTCTTGAAGATATGTCTATGTCTTCTGGAGCTCTTCCATCCTTATAAAGAACTCTATGCCTAATAGCATCATAATAAATAATCTCACCATTTAAATAAAAATATCCAGAAAATGATGTAAGCCCAGAAACTACCTTCCACACAACTTCTCCATTTTTTTGAACAACTTGCTGCATTTCTGGAGCCTGTGTTTGTATTGATGTTGTTTCTGATTGTGATATTGGATAGACCAATGGTGCTGCTCCAAGTACCCAGGCTTCTCCTGGATCCCAAATTGATGTTGCATATGATGATCCTCTAAAGCTAACTAATTGTTCTTTAGGGTTATTTGCAATACTTTGATATGTTGTAAGAACATCACTTTGTGTTTCATATGATCTACGTGAATATTTTACTACAAGATTTCCTATCCTAGGCTTTGCAGATTGATCTATACTTACAATATTGGATACCACGCCGCCAGAATTGTTATATGTTAATACTTGCTCTACTGTTGTAGAGTCTAATGCAGTTGCTCTAGATTTAAATATAAACCTTCCGTACTCGTCGACAAAGATGCAGCATTGATTAGATATACATAATTGTTGTAAGGCTTGCCATATTGTTTGTTCTTTAGACATCCAGAATATATCTACAACTTGAGATGATGACGAGTTAGTATCTATTGTAATTTCATTTAATCCAGCAGAGTCAAATATTGTTCTTATTACTCTTGATAGAGGTAGATTGCTTCCAATAACCATATCTGGTGCCTGTGTTTGTTGTAAAATTTTAGCCATGTCGTAGCATGTAGCACTGGCAACGTCGTTTGCAGAAAGGCTCCATGAGTCTGTAAATCCAGTAAACTGTGGTATTTCATTTGAATCAATTACTGTAAATATTCTTACTCCAACACGTTTATCAACTAAGCCATAGTACTTAGATAGGGTATTTTCATAACTAAATACATTAGACGTATTGTCTAAATTTATAGTTGCACTATTTGAGCTTATTTCTCCAATTGGAAGAACTTCATGATCTTCAAAGTACGTCTTATCTACTGTCCAAGATACTACGTCTGAGCTTACATCTGCCTCTAATCTTCCAGAAACTTCAATGATTTCTAGTGGGGCATAGCCAACATTTACCGTAGATACCAATACCTTAATACCAGATATCTCCTGTGTATTAGATGTGACTGATGGGGACGTATGTCTTGTTGTTGTCCATGTTGCTCCATTATAGTATAGTGCGAGACCGCCGTTTGTTAATGGTGTTGATGACGTATATGCCTGTACCCATACACCAGATTGTTTAACATAAACTGTATAGTTGTTGGGCACAGTATGAGATGTTTCAAACTTAACAACCAATTTATTTACTTTTACCGTTCTGTCATAGTTAAAGTATACTGATTTATTTACAGAAGTGCTAGACTGATTTTTTCTAATAAATGCCCAGTATTTATATCCATCATCTTTTGATACAAAGTAGTTTCTGGTTGCGGATGTTAAGTCGTAGTTTGCTAGTCCACTTACTGAGCTACCAAATATTGATTTTACAATACCGCCCACCTTCTGGTTATTATGAAGGGCATACTCTCCTGGCCTAATAAAGTTTGTTATAGATGTAAGTGGATATAATGACTCATAATATTTATTATAAACCGTAGAGGTTTCAATAAGTTTTAAATCAGATATTTCAGAGTCATACTGATACAAGGCAACGTCGTCTATACCCATTTCGCTGACGCCAGCATGTATATTATAGTTCCACTCTAACCATACTTTTTGTCCTGGCCTTATAGTATATTGAGAATCTATTGCTGTTTTAACTGAAGGAAAGTTTAACATTAAACCTCCTCTAGAGATATATTTACATTCATCCTTATGTACGGATATGTGCCTGATGGGTTACGCTTAACAATTTCAAAGGAGCAGGACGAGAAGTTAACCAGAAACTCCTGGTAGCTTAACGTTGCATCTGAATCAATTTTTTGTGTTATCTTCATATAAAATGGCTGTGTGTTATCCATATAGAAATCATAAATTTCTCCGCCACCAAGTCCGCCGTCTACGGTATACTGAGATAAGTTTGGGACGTCCTGCCAAGATAGATCAAATCTATGTTTTTCTGCAATGGTGGATCTTCTCATAGTGCCGTTTGCAGTTCTTAATGAATTCTCAATTTTTTCTATATCTATGCCTAATGGCCTTCTGTTATGATCAGTAATTTTTTGATATGTAGCACCAACAGAAGATGATTTAAAATAGATTAATGAGTCTTTAAGACCAGTTACCAACCATGTCATATTGAAAGATACCTCGTATCCTTTGATCTACCCATAGACGCAAATAGTTTCTTTTCCATTGTAGCAATAATTGTATCAGCATCTGCACCTGGCTCTATAATGTCAATCTTATTTACATATACACTAACAGATGAATTTCCAACGGCTGCCGACATATTATTTCTTGAAGGTGCCCCTGGGTTATATTGTAAATTATTTATACTATCCATAAATGGTACACCGTATTTTCCAGTAGCCCTAGCACTCATCATAAACTCTTTATTTGATCCCCAAAGTGGTATGTTGTCCGCTGTTGAACTTCCGAATCCAGTTATATATCCTCCGCCAGCATATCCACGAATTTTTCCACCAGCAAATTTCTTTTGTATAGCGCCAGTGTTAATTAAGTCATCTTTTTCTTTATCATATCTATATCTAAATCCGAAAGCTTGTACCATCTCATCGGCTACTAAGCCATTTGATATTATTCTTCTTTCTTCTTCATTTGTTAGTTTTCTTATTTGTTGAGAATTATAAATACCAAGCATTGCTGCAGCATCTCTAGGATTACTGTATGTGCCAGTTTTTCCGCTCATTCCAGAAGAATCTATATTAAATTTACTTTGTGCCTCTCTTAAAGAATCCTCTAATACTTTAACGCCAGCATTAAATGATTGTGGATTCAGAATTCCTTTAAATTGTTTTTCAAAGTTTTTAAATGCACCGCTATTTGTAAAATCATCTAAAGCTTTACCAATTTGACCGCCATCTTTAAATCCTTTGGTAATTGCTTCAATGGCCTTTTCTACATTTGTTTTCATTTCATTAAACTTGGCACTTGTATTTTTTACTCCAGAAGGAGCATTGTCAAGTCCCTTTAGTCTATCTTGTAAGGACTTCTTTTTATCTTCACGAGCAATTTCTTTTTGAAGTTGTGCATTTTCTGATGCATATTCCGCTTGTTGTTGTTGCACTGCTAGTTGAGCTCTTAATGCTCCCTCTAAATCTCCAGAAGCCAAAGCTGATAAATAATCTACTGAAAGATTTCTTAGTTTTTCTTCATACTTTACTCTAAGCTCTTTTAGCTTATTAATATTTTTTTCTTTACGCTCTATTTCTTCTAGCGCATCTATCTGTGCTTGCAGAGCTTTCTTTGCGGCATCATTATTTACAGAAGAGCCACCGCCAGAAAACATCCCTTGTAAAGATGACTCTAGTTCTTTTTTAGATTTTTCAAGATCCTGTTGTGCACTTAGTAATTGAAATGTTGCTCTTATCTTCATTCCATCAAAATCTTTTACAGCCTGTAAGCTTGGTATAAGTCCTTCAATTCTCATCTTTAGTGCTAGCAAAACATCGGCTGACTCTACTCCATTTCTTACTAGACCATTTAAAATTGTTCTTTCTGTTCCCTGCAGACCAGCAATAGAGTCTGCTACTAACTTTACGCCTTCTGCTGTAAGCCTTCCACTCTTTGCTGCTAAATCCATAGTTTCTGCAAATGTTTTTAAGTCCTGATTTGCAAGTGCATTATTTAATATTGCTGCTTCTTGCTTAAAGGCGATAGTACCAAATAGTGTGTCTTGTTGAGCTTTTGTTAATTTATTATACTCTTCTGTTAATTTTGAAATTGCTTGTCTTTGCTCTTCTGTAACTCCTACTGGGCCAGCACCACCACTACGGGCAAGTGCCGCAAGTCTTTGCTGGTCCATGCCAGCTAATGATGGATTTTGTAAAGCTCTCTCAAATCCAGTTCCTCTTATAGATGTTATGCCAGAAAGCATTGTAGACACAGAAGATGCTTGTGTTTGATTAGACAATCCAGATAGCATCATGTTTAAATCTGTTGCAAATCCTTCTTGTCCAGCAGCTTTTAATATGGCAGCCATCATAGTCTTGGCAACCTCTGGGGCAGCTCCAGCAGCAATATAAGTTAGATATTGACTTTGGAATTCTCCAGCAACTTCAGCAAAGCTGGATGCGCCTTTTGTTTTTTCTCTTAAGGCACCTGTTGATAAATTTGTAGATGCATTTAACGCAGCTTGAGCTAATACTTCTAGTTGACTTGCGGCTTCAGCTGATTTTCCAACTATTTGTTGCAGTTGTATGTCACCTATTGTTTTTAAACTTAGGCCAGCAGCTTTTGCATACTCTTGATCTATTTCATACTGTCTTACATTAAGAGCAACTATATCTCTCAGTCTATCAAATTGTGTGTACAAAGCTTTTGCAGTTGGTATAAGTGCTCCTAAAGATGCTCCCACTGCTGCACCTACAGGACCAAACATCATACCCATTGATGCTCCCATTAATGCCCCGCCAGCAATATTTCCAGCAGTTCCTGTTTGTGGTATTGCAGCTGATGCAATTCCAAGACCCATCATTCCCATGGACATTCCCATTCCACGGAATCTTCCAAATCTTCCACCGCCTGCTGTCGCAGCCATAGCCAATTCATTAGGTCCACCAGCAGCAGCTGTATTTGCAACGGTTTGTAAAGCCACTGCTTTTTCTTGAATATCTTGTGTAACTGCTTGGTCTGCTTTTACCTTAGCTGCTTTTAATTGTGCAATTGCAGCAGAAACTTTTGCATCATCTGCCATTTCTTGTGCAGTTAACTCTCTACCAGCTGCAGTAAATGCCATTGCCGTATCTCCAAGTAGTTGTACCGCAACTCTTCCAAATTCTTTTGTTGATGCTGTTACTCTCTTTTGATAAACAGCTATCTCGTTCATCACGCCACCTTGTGATATGGCCAATGACATTCTAGAAATTCTTTCTACTGTTGTTTTGGATGCTGCTCCAGATAACAACCCTGCTCTCATTGCTGTTAATTCTGCTTTGGCTGCAGCTATCATTGCTGCATCTGATCCACCAGATTTAAATGCTGCTAATATTTCTGCAGAAGTTTTTCTAACAATTGTTGTATATCCAGTTCCAAGTTCAGCCTTGGCAACCTCCGCAGCTGCTCTTGCTGCAGCAACTTCATCACCAGTATCAGCGAATGTTTGCTTCCATGCCTGCTTCATTGCATTTGCTAGTGCAGTACCATCTTTTGCGCTCTTTGAATATGCTTGAGATATTGCAGTTAAATTAGCGACATGCGTTGCTTGAGTTTGTGCATAATCTTCTGATGTTTGAAAAGCCTTTGTTATATTAGGGCCAATATTCATCAAAGACTCTCTACTTCTTTCTGTTGTTGCTAGTGGCTCTAGCCTTGCCCTCATTTGTTCTGGTGTTGTTCCTGGAGGAACAATAAAGTTTGGCATTCTTTCTGCAAAGTTTTGTTGCAGCTGTGCTTCTGGTGATCCAGCAGCCATAGGTCTTGTCAATGATGATAGTGCGGATATTCTGGTTCCGCCTAACATTTGTGTTTCTTGTGCTGTTAATCCTAATTGTGCTGCTAATTGTTCTCTAGCGGTTTTTGACATTCCGTGAGAATATTCTATTCCAGCAGGCATAACGCCAGCGCCAGATTGGAACATAGGCCTTGGTATAAATGCACCAGCTGCTCTTTGTGCTGCACCAGACATTGCTGTTCCTTGCGCTGCATTAAGATTTTTTAATGAATTAATTAAGTTATCAATATTTTTTCTAGCTGTTTCAGCGGCAAGTGCCTGGTCATAGAAAGAGTTTGACATTTTTTCAGAGGAAAGACTTGTTGCCATTATCTCTTCTGTTAGTAACTGGAATTTAGGAGTTCCAGTAAATAGTCTGCCAAGCACTCCCACTGATTTTAGCAAGAATCCAAAGAAGTTAAGGAATACACCAGACAACATAATAAGTGGTCCGACTAGTCCAATTAATGCTCCGACTATTGTTAAGACATTTTTAACTCCATCTGGAAGATTATTGAATCCATCTAACAATTTATTTACTGCACTAAGAACTGTTGTAAAGACGCTAAGGAATCCTTCTCCAACACCAGCAAGGTTAGCCTTGAATGTTTCAACCTGTCTTTGGAATCTACCAGAAGCTGACTCTGTTAATATTGATAACTCTCGGTCAGCTATTTGAGCTAATTCCGCAGTAGAGGCTCCCATTAATTCTATAACCTGTAATGTTTGACTTCCAGATTTACCTAGGTTATCAAATAATGCTGACATACGTGCAAACTGGAACTTACCGAATAGTTGTTCTATAGCCCTCGCTCTAGCTAATGGGTCTAGGGCATTCAATTCATTTTTTAATGCTATAACAGTTTGTACTAAATCTCCAGCATTTGCATTAACTATACTTTCAATATTTACACCAAATCCATTTAGAACTTCTGTAGTTTTTTGTGTTGGATTAATTATAGATGCTAATCCAGACTTAAGTGCGTTTGCTGATTCAGAAGCGTTTATACCACCCTCACGCATTGCTGTAAGGAATAGTGCTAAGTCTTTTACATCTCCGCCAAGCTGTCTAACAACTGGCCCAGCTTTTGGAATTGCTATAACTAGGTCATTAAGGGATGTAGATGTTTGGTTTTCAACTGCGTTAAGGAAGTTGATTGATTCAGCCAGCTCTTTTGTATTTAAATTAAATGCATTTTGAAGTGATAATGTCGCAGCCATAGCTTCTTGTCTATCTACTTCTCCGAGTACTGCAAGACGTGTGGTTTCTGCTACTGACTTTATTAGGTCTTCTCCCGTAGCACCAGTTGCCGCAATATCCGCAGCCAAACCTATTGTTTCTTGAACAGATGCACCAAGATCTCTGGCTAAGGTTTTTGCCAAGTCAGATGTCTGTGCTTTTATGTTTGCTATCTCAGAGGTTGTTGCACCACCAACATCCCCATAAACCTTTGCTAATCTTGTTAACTGTTTATCTACTTCTTTAAATGAATTTGCTGCAGCCCCTGCAAACATAGTGAGTGGTACTGTTAATCCTACTGTTAGCTGGCGTCCTGCCCATTGTGTATTTTTACCCAAATTAATGAGTTCTGTTGAAGCTCCCTGTATGGACCTTCCTATAATCTTAAACTGTTCTGCTCTTAAAGATTTCATTACTGCTGGGTCAAATTTATCTAGCCCAGTAGGTGTAGACAGAATATTTCTTGTTTCTCCGCTTGGCCCAATAGATGTAGTAAGTACAGACTTCTGTAATTTTACCTGATCTTCTGCAAGCCTTCTTATCATTCCACGCTGTCCTCTGGCCTGCAGCGTAAATTCACGATAGTAGTCTCTTAGCTTTATTCTTCCTTGATCTAAGTGTTTACCAAATTCTCTTGTTTGATTTGTAACATCGACAAATGATGATGACCAGAGTCTGCTGTTACGCATACCTTGTATAAATTGTTTATTTAGATTGTCAATTGAGACGAAAGCTCCTGAACCCAAACCATTTAGTTGGGCTTGTAGTGTTCCAATTTCAGCGTTGGCTCTTTTAATCTCTGATATAAGATCAGAGAAGTTAGCATTAGCATTAAAATTAATTACTACTGATTGTGCCATTTATTAATCCCAGACTTCGTATCCTAAGCCATGTCCGATACCGAATCCCTCTTCTTTGGCAAGTCTGCCCTTTAGATTTGTAATATCGTTTATTCTTGGATCGTCTCCCAGTGCTTCCCTCCTGACATCATCAAATGATTTAGAACTTTGTGATCCACCTTCAAGGTCAACCCCCTGTAGAGCTGCTAGGAATTTCTTATCTTCTAAGTCTTTCCTGTTCATCTCTTCTAGTGTGTCAATAAGTTCTTTTAATGACATCTTTTCTTCCAGGTCTTCATAGTTTTCCCATGAGCCCAGAAGAAAAACTTGCTTTTCTAAGGCAGCGAGATCAAGTTCTTTCCAAGTCGTTGAAGACTTAGTTTTTTCGGTTAGTTCTCCCCAACCATCTTGTTCGCTGCCGCTATTAAATTTGGGTCACCAAGTTTAATACCGCCACACACCTCAATAATTTTCCATATTGTAGGCACGTCTAAAGCTTCTTCTAGGGCTTCCTTGTTCCCTGCTAGGTCTGGCAATGATCGCTTAAGCGCAATTGCACAAGCATCGATAAAAATGTCGATAGCTTCTTTTTCATTCTTTACGTCATCAAGTTTTGTGACGACCTCCATAAAATCACGAAGGTATTTAATTGGGAGCGGTTTTAATTTTACTTGCCGTCCGTCTTGCAGTTCAATCTCTACAGTATCATATAACTGAGTAGCCAAAATTTGACCTCCTAAATAGTCAAGATAATTATACCAAAAAACAGGTTAAAAAGACAAGGCCCTCCTTTCGAAGGGCCTGTGCCTAATTCTAAAATCGAATTACGCTACAATGCGGTCAACGATTCTACCATATGTATCTGAGTAACGTGGATCACCCAAGAGACGGAATGTCACTGGGAATCTAGTTGCCTCGTTACGGGTCAAAGCATGCTCAGATGCTTCTACTGAAAGAACACGACGTGCGTAGTAAATACGCTCACGGTCTTTAGCTACTCCGCCTACGGTTGCGCCTGGGGCGTTACCAACTGCGACGAATTGACGTTCTGTTGGTTCTGCGTTAAGAGCACCGATTGATAAGTCCAAACGTGAGTCTGGGACTGCATCGTATGTCTTTAGGTCATCCTCGGATGCACCGAATACGACTAGAAGGTTACGAAGTGTACCTTCTGTAAGTGTTGTTGAAAGCATAACACGTTGTGAAGACTTGAAAAGTTTTGCAACGTCTAACTGTTGATCAACTTCTACCTCACCGTATGTTGGTTCATACATAACTCTTAGACCATCAGATGTAAATCCTACCTCTGACCATTTTGTTGAGTCAAGTGCTCCTCCAGTACCTGTTGAAGCTGCGTATGATCCTGTTGGTTGTGGTGATACTGTGAATGGATCTAATCCATCTTGGTATGCATCTGTCCAATCAGCTGATGTTGAATCTTTTTTTGATATATAAATTCTAGCTGCACCAATAATAATATTACGAACATTAGTTGCCATTTATTTTATTTCACCTCCTCCTTTTTATGGAATGTGGCTTGCGGCATTTCCTCATATCTAATCATAGCCGAATCAGCCTTATTAGGCAAATCTTCCGCTCTGGTCTAAATCTCTGGAATAAGAGTAAGTTATTGCTATATCTGCTTCCAGACGCCCTGCCAATTCTTCTGCTGGGTTGGGTGAATTTGCTTCAGCCAGGGTAAAGTAATGGTATTTGAAAGGAGTTGTTGGGTCCAGGTTTTTTGCGTAGGAATTCATAGTTTTGGCACTGTCGTCAAATCTTCTAAATAAATCTACCATAAGGTTAGTTATTGTTATTACGGTGTTATATGAATTTGCATATATTTTAAATGTTAATCTTTCATGGCATATAAACCAATCCGTATCATATCCCACTATATCCAAATCATAAACGATGTATGGCAGTGGAGTTTCTCTATTAACAACAAACTTATTTTTAAAAGTATCCTGCTCTTGAATTGGTATGATTGGTATATAACTAACGTTATTTTCTCTATAGTCAGAAGCAGTCAATATTCCAGCAGCTTGTAGTTCTGCCCATAACAACTTTCTTACTTCCCATACAGCACCTTTACTATAATCAGCCAATTATTTCACCATCCAATAATGCGTAGGCTTTTGTTACTTGCCTAATATGTCTTGCGGTATTTGCAGTAGCAATTCCAGCCATCATAGATTTTGATGATCCAGACAGCCCAAGTATTGTTTGTGAGGCTGCCATCCTTTGTGCAAGCTCCAGTCTTTTTATTATTCCAGATGCCTCTATATCAATATTTAAATTATTTGAAATCTTAAACCTGTCCATGGTTTTACCGAACGCTCCACGAACTTGTTTACCACCAGGAGACTTAACAACAACAGATCTACCTTTTGGAATAAATACTGGATCCCCGCTTGAGGAATAAAAAAATAAAGCTTCTGCTTTTTTAGGAGTTATTCTTACAGATCTTCCTTTTTCCATAACATCTGCTTTAAATGTAAACTTACTTCTTCTTGATGTTCCATTTTTAATTGGTACAAAAGTTCTGGATTGTTTAAAGTTTGTAGAAAGTGTAATAGTTCCTGTTTTATATGTTGAGTTTAGCTTCCACAACCTACCTAATGGTTTACCAACCTGGTTCCATTCATATACGTGATGCATTGATGATGGGCTAAGTCTAGCCTCTGTATCAATAAATCTAGACAATGATCTGTGTGCAATTGCTGTAATTGCAACTCCTATTTCATTATTTACGGCAGGGGTATTTGGAGCCTGTGCAATGCCTTGCATATAGGCTGTTGCATTTTGTATTATATTTGATGCATCGGATTTTATATTAAGTGAGGGCATTCTGAATGTCGCTCCTCTGTAAAGTACTTTCATACTCTAAGGTCTGTCCAAACCCGTCAATTATTGGAGTGGATCCTACCACTTCAAATATGGTTGCTGGGCTTCCAGAAATTTCTGCCTCTTCCCAAATAACATTGTCGTCTAAATCTCTTACATTGCTAATCTTTGCATTTCTTGGAAGTTTAGAAAGTGTGTTTACTTTAATAATTTCTTCAACCATATACCTTGAATCTACAGTTCTATCATTGGATGGACTTCTAACTCCAGTAGAAATTATAGACTTTGCAAGACATGGTATGGTTTCTGTGTATGCCCATTGACGTCTTATCTCTCCGCTGTTGGGATCCTGTGAGATCTGTACACGATAAATATCTAACTTCATGGCATATTTAGCCTCTACAGCAAAATACCCGATCATTAGATTACCGCCATGCTTGTAGACTTGTACTCATCTAGGAGCTTGTCTACATAGAAATTACCTGTTCCCCTAAATGCTAATTTTGATAGCTCTATGTCAGTATCGCCGAATGATATGTTCTGTACGTATCGGGCTCTCCAAATATTATCTTTACCAAAATAATCTTTCATTAGCATTAGTGCTGCCAATTGAACTTTTTCTGGAACTGATTTCCACCCAAATACGCCAGTTATATCATACTTGTATCCATTTAAAAAACTACCTTTAGAAGGGTAAACTAGGTCTTTTTGACCACCCTCAGATATATCATCAGTAGAGTAAATTCTTATAGAATGATTCGTTTCAGTTATTTCTATTGGGTATCCAAATACGTTTATATTGCTTGCCGTATTAACAACAACCTTGTTGTTTTCTTTTAGTTGGCTAAAAGATATAATTCTTTCCCCAAGGAATAGGACATCTGAATCTTGACCGTATGCTGTTATAGTACCGTCATATTTTCCAAATTTATGGCCAGTATAATTTTCAATCATAAACCTAGCAAACCTTTCGGCTTCGGCTAAGTCATGAAATGGTTTATAGTTAGCATCACCTATTTCTCTACCTATATGTAACTTTGTGTAAGCCTCGGATATAGATATATATGGAGTTACCACATTATAATAATTAATACTTTGCATAACGTTTCCGTCTACAGCATATGACCATACAGCCTTTATTGTTTTATCAACAGTTAGATAATTGTCTAATATTGAAAATCCATAATGACCTTCGTCATCTAGCTCTGGCTCTGCAAAAGCGTTGAACAATTGAACATCCGTTGTACCATCATATATGGTAACAACTGGATTTGTATCTGTTGCTCTTAACTCACCGTCTTCATATACATCTAAGTATATTTTTTGGGTAAGGCCTGTGTATAACTCCATTTAAATCAGGAATAAAACTCCTGAACCTCCTTGGGTGTAGCTAGCCTAAATCCTTCTTGGCTATCAAAAATTTCCTGGGCCTTTGACTCAGACATAACAATAAATGGATTTTCCTTTGTAAAGGTAAACTCGTTTACATCATATCTAGGATTCATTCGCTCCATCTTTACTAAAACTTGACCATCTGTTGGGGCCTCTGGCGCAACTTTAACTTTACCAGGTGCCAGCTCTGGATCGACCTTTTCGGCATTTGAAAACTTGTCATACATTTCAAAGCTTATGCCCTCTTCTGTAAGAAGTGCAACTAGGTCGGCTTTATTATTTGCAGTTTGGTGATCTACAGCGAAGGTTTCTGCTACCTTTTGAAGCTCCTCAAGCCTCATATTATTGAAAGACATTAATTCTCCTCTCGTCTTTTCTTTACTAATTATAGCATCAAAAATGACTAAAGGGGAGCCCTTTCGGACTCCCCAATAGACTATTTAGTTTTTAAGGGTTGTTAGGCTGAAACTTTTACGTTCTTAACCACAACAAATGCCTCTGGATTCTCAATTGCACACCCTGTTCTGATGAACATTGTGTATTCAATTGTGTCCTTCTTTGGCTTGAACTCACGGTAAACTTGAATTTCACGCTTTACACCAACAACAAAGTTGTTAGCGAAAGACAAGTGAATGTCTCCATGTTGTCCTGTTGCACCTGAGTAATCACCAGTACGAGTTTCATCAATTAGAGGAACCTCAACTACTGGAATACCGAATGCGAATGGGATTACACCGCCTGGTGCACCTGCTGGTCCGTTTGGATTTCCACGAAGAATTGAAGATGCAATGTCTTCTGGAGTTCCACCGTTACCGATAGATGTCAAGCTGTATAGATAATCCTGTACTAGGTTTGAACCTGTAAAGAAACGTAGCTCATTACGACGTTGCTTGTACTTACGTGGCAATGCCTTAATTGCGCTGTTGAATACTGCCTTGCTGATTGTTGCACCACCAGCGTTTACGACGTTAGCACTTGATAGCGCTAATGCACGGAAACCTGCGAATGCTGACATCAAACCAGTTCCAGTTCCAAGACCGTTGATCAAAAGATCTTCGATGTCGTTACCAGCCTGTGTTGCCATCAGACGTGCAAT